GTGGCGGTGAGAGAGAGAGAAATGTCGCCGCGGAGATGGAGATTCCTGAATAATTATCAAACGAAAAGGAGTAAAACATTGTCAGATGAAAACGCCAACAACCAAATCACCCAGGAGCAGTACGACACGCTCAAAGTCGAGCTCGAGGCCCAGGTCGAGGCAGAGAAGGCCAGGGCTAAGGAAGCAGTTGCGCAGGCTACTCAACCCCTTCAGGAGCGCATCACGGAGCTTGAGGGCGGCCTTCAGTCGAAAGACGAAGAAATAACCACCCTCAAGACCGAAGGCGAAACCAAAGACGGGAGTCTAGTTTCGCTTCAGGCTACGCTCGACGGAGCTTTGGCCGAGTACCGGTCCCTGGTAGTTAGTTCCAACCCCCTATTCTCCGAGGAGCTAGTCCAGGGGAATACCCTTGACGAGATTAAGGCATCGGTCGAGAAGGCTAATGCCGTGGTGGGGAAGGTTAAGGCAGGCCTGTAGAGCCAGGCCAACTTGACCACCATCCCAGCAGGAGCTCCGGCAGCCACACCCGTTGACCTGTCCACCCTGTCGAGCAGGGAAAAAATAACCAGGGGCTTGGAAGAAGCCCGAAAGGAAAAATAAACTATGGCCACAACTTTAACCGAAGCAGCAAAACTAAGTAATGACGCTCTGCTAGCTGGAGTAATCGAGACTATCATCAAGGATAGCCCGCTGCTCCAGAGCATGCCGTTTATCGAGATTGTAGGCAATGCCTTAACCTATAACAGGGAGAAGGCTTTACCATCCGCTGAATGGCATGCCGTCAATGACGACTGGGCGACTTCACCTGCAGTAACCTTTGACCAGCCCACGGCTACCTTAAGCATCCTGGGGCAGAACGCCGATGTAGACGCCTACATCAAGCAGACCCGTTCCAATATCCAGGACGTCGAGGGAGCTATCATCGAGCTAACGGCTAAGGCCATCAGGCATGAGCTCGAGGATAAATTCATCTACGGCGATCATACCGGCTACCCCAACCAGTTCGACGGCCTTATCAAGCTTATCGATACCATGACTGACCCAGCCACACCCAACGCCCAGGTGGTATCCATGGCCACGTCTCAGGACGGCGCAACCTTGACCCTGGCTAAAATCGATGAGCTCATCGATGCCGTCAAAGGTGGCAAGCCCGACTTGCTGATGATGAGCCGCAGAACCCGGAGAAAGATAAACGCTCTGGCCAGAGCAGCCGGCAGTAACCTCGAAGTAGGTACCGGGGCGCTTGGTGAGTTCGTTCAGCTCTACAATGGCATAACCATTGCCATAAACGACTTTATGAAGGATACCCACCAGCTTGCCACCACCCCCTTCGACTACGAGCTCAGCCTCACGGCCGGCACTTGCGCCAGCATCTATGCCCTCCAGTTTGGGGAAGGCGCACTCTGTGGCTTGACCGGTCCTGGCGGGCTCCAGGTGCAGCCTATCGGCGCTATGGAAACCAAGGACGCCGACAGGACAAGACTAAAGTGGTACGTCTCTCTGGCTGATTTCAGCCTGGTCAAGAGAGCCGCTTTAATCGGCATCAAGAACGACTAAGGTAATAAACCCGGGTAGCCCTGGGTAGCCACTGAGCATCTGCTCGGTGGTAAGCTCGGGGCCCGGGGAAGGAGAAAAAGAATAATGGCATTTGAAGACCCAAGAATAAGAGACATCATGAACTCGAATGTTGGCCCGGAAGCCCCCACGGTTACGCTGGCCGAGGCTTGCAAGCGTGGGGACATTCTAGGCTACAGCTCAGGCTGGAAGATGGCTAACGCCGACGCTGCCACCATCATCCAGGGCAGGCTTGTCGCCCTACAGGGGGGAGCTATCGGAGACGTAATCCCGGTATCCCAAAACCCAGTAGTCAAATACACCCTGGGAGCCACCAAGTTACTGACCGCTGGGGGCTATGTCTACGTGGCAGATGGCGATGTCTTCGGCTTAATCACCCAGACAATGCCAGCCACCACCTCAGGTGACGCCCAGACCATCATCGGCATCGCCTTGAGCACAACCGAGGTGTCGTTCTTCCTGAACAGCCGAGTTGACGCCACCAAGATATAAAGGAGCATCACCATTAGGACTAGGGAGCTTGCCGGGGGTTTCATGTCCCCCGACATTACCTCCTTAGAGCTTGGGGGGAGAGGGTCATTATAAAACCCTCTACCCCCCTAGAAAAGAGGATTGAGTAATGGACTTAGCAACAATGAGAGGTTTAGTCAGGCAGGACCTTAAAGATGAGGACCCGAGCAACTACCGGTGGACGGATGATGAAATCGATAGAGCCATCCAGAGAGCCGTTGACGACCTATCCCGTTATGTACCCAAAGAGGAGAAGGCGACCATCGCTACTGTCGACGCCTCTTACGAGATAGACATATCCTCTTTGACCGGTAGAGTTTCAGTCGACAAGGTTGAGTTCCCCGTTGACCGGCACCCCCGGGAGTTTCAGCGCTTCACCGT